TCCACTCTTGTTTACATGATGTTTGACACCGCAATTCTGCGATAGTACATGTTCTGATCACCAGCAGCAGGTGAAGACAGATCAATGGTACCGGTTCCATTTGAAGTAGCAAACGGATTGTGCACCATACCGTACCGCGTCTTGAAGCCGATCTTCGGCTGGAAGTTGTTCTCACCAACGGCACGAACCATCTGCAGCGGAACATATGGGCAATAGAACAGACCAGCATCGAAAGCTGAGCTTCCCTTATAACCAACCACCATGTAGTTGCCACCAGCATATGGGTCAACATATACTCTTGTGCGAGAATTCAGAACACCAGCAAATGTATTGCCCGTGTCATCAACATTCAAGTTGTTTGAATTCAACGCTGGCGTATAGTCAAGGATACCAGCCATCTGCAGAGCAGAAGCAACATCTGAGGAGCAGATAACAATGTTACCCTTACCACGTCTGGTGTCTTTGGCGATCTGGTTAGCATCAAGCTCGATGCGGAACATCAGACCCTTGAATTTCTCAACCAACCAACGACCACTAGAGTCGACGTCAAGATCAAACGTACCGGCAGTAGCAACGTTTGAGTTGGCACCAGCTCTGGCTGTCAGATAAATCGTACGAATTACCTCACGGTTGATCTCAGCAAGAATTTCCTTCGACAGGATATTAGCAAGCTCAGTCTCAGCATCCAGACCATGGATAGCTCTCAGGTCCTGAGCCAATTCTGTGGTGTACTCGGCCTTCAGTGCACGCGACTGAGCAGTCACGGTGACTTTGTCGATCGTGAAGCCCATCTCAAGGAAAGCAGAGTTGGTTTCCATGTTCGATGTGGCAATACCGGTACCAGTAGTTTCAGAACCAGCACCCAGACCATTGGCGTGTGTACCTGTACCCGAGAAGTCCGTATCGGCTTCATCGTACAGAGCTTCGTTACCAGACTCAATACCTGTGGTTGAGTTAGCATACTGAGCGCGCATAGCGAAGACAAGGCCGGACGGACCAGTCATCGGCTGAACACCACAGACGTCATACGCCATCAGGTTTGGAGCCGCACGCCGAAGCAGTGTAATCAACACCGGATCATAGGTTTTGACATTACCTGTTCCATCACCAGCAACGTTGGTTTCTGTCAGGTTGACGAGACTATTAGGACTCCACTCTGTGTGGTTAGTCAGCGCGTCGTGCGTATTTTCCAGCAATGTAGCGGTAACAGTTCTACGCAGAGGATCAGAAATGGGTTCCAGATCCGCGTGCTCAAGAATAGGCTGCCACTTTGCAATAATTTCCTCATTTAACATTTGAGACATCTTAATAGATCTCCTTTAGTGAATTTTTCTTTTATTTATATTATTTTGATTTTCCAAAAGTTTTGCTAATATTCTTAGCATATGCCGCAACTGTTGGATCCACAAATCTAGTATTTCCACCATCAACGTCAAGTGGCTCCATAACATCATCAAGATCTTCTGTCAGCATGGTAGAAGAACTCTTACTAAAATAATTCTCTTTAATAATATTGGCCTTGCGCTTGAAGTCATCGAGATCAACATACTCGAGTCCTTCTGTCAAGGTTTGAAGCTTCTCAGCTTGCGTTTGAGCAAGACCTTCTGAAACCTCTTCAAGAGCATCCTGCAGCAATGACTGCTCAAGAGAACTCGTCAACTCAATATTCTCATTGATCTGCTCATTGAGAGCATTTTCGAGTTCGTCAATTTTGTCTGCTAGTTCTGCGACAACATCAACTTTCTCTTCGCCGAGATCAATATTATGCTCGACAAAAGCTTCACCAAGAACGCGGATAAGAGACTCAGCAATATCCGACTTAATTCCCTGATCAATAGCAAGCTCGTTATCTTCTCTCCACTGCTCGACAACATAGTTGAGATATGTATCCACTTTCTCGATCAGCTCGTGGGCTACAGTTTCGGCCTGCTCCTGCAGCTGTTCATTGAACTGCTCTTCAAGCTCTTCAACTCTCTCCGACACCTTCTCGTTGACAGCAGCCTCGAAAATAACGGAGGCCTTTTCCTTGAACTCTTCTGAGAGATCTTCGCCCTCAAACATGTCTGAAACGTGCTCGCCCATGGTCTTGTCGGCCTTTCTCTTTGGTGCTTTTGCTGTGGTAACTGTAGTAATCAAATCACCACCCATCTTATTCACACCATCAGATACTTTTTCGTCTTTATCCTTTGGTGGCAACTTGTCGGCTTTACGCTTCTTAGCAGTGACACCAGTAGGTTCCATCACCTCCGAATCTTCGCCACTTGCTTTGAACTCGTCCAGCTGGTCTAATCCCTGCTCTGACATCCGTTAATCTCCTTCGAGTTAATCAATTATTTTGAAATATTTATAAAACTTTCACTTTTGAATTTTACACGAGACTGTTAATGAAGTTTCTAAACAGTTGTGCCTTTCTTTCCTCTGACATTACAGAATAACTAGCATCAACTTCATTGATAGTATCTTCAAGCAATTTTGCACTCTGCCAGCTTCCGCTTGCAACGTCATAATAAAACTCAACACCTTCCATAATCCCCTTGACAAACGCCTCAGGAGCTGAAGGATCAGCTACAATGTCACCAGCAGTAGCCAACATAAAGTCGTTCTGCACTTCCATAATTCCTTGCTTGTTCTGCTTGAGAGAACCAAGGCCACGAGAAGAAACACCAAGAGTGGCGCCTTCGTCCATCAGATTCTTTACAATTTTTCCCATTGGCGTGTCCATAATCTTGGCTCTACCAACAAAATTGGAACCTTCTTGCTGAAGTTTTGTAACCATATGTGATACACGATCGAGGTTAATTGTCGGTCCCTGAGGATGTCCGAGCTCACCATATGCTCTATTCTTATTCACATACTGCTCGTTATAACGATTAACTTCCTTCGCAAGAACCTCCGAAGGATACATTCTTCCATTTCTATTTTTGATGTCAC